AGTATTCATACATACCTGTTATGTCGTCCTTGTTAGGAAGCGGCTCACTAACTCTACGGTAGTGTAAACGTGCCATAACTGTTGCGTACCTGAGGTCATACACAAGCCTGTCCGCGTCTATGTTACCATTGCAATGAAAATTCATTCCTAAAATTGTCATCAAAGACATCCTGCTGTGTATATAATTAATCCAGATATCTTGATGAGTTGCAGGCTCCATTTGGTAAATCCCAAGCGCAGGCCCTTTAATTTGTCTTACATAGGAACCGCCGTTACTCTCTACAGCACAGGTAAAAACCAAAAGCTCGACCGCATCATCGCAATACATTTGCATCGTCGAAAGGGCGGGGGTAATAATTGACTCTCTAAATTGCTCAACGTTTAACATTTTGTAATCCTTGAAATAAGTATTATACTGACTGGGTAATGATAACACATTAAGGATGTGCCATGACTAAGCCCGTATTTAACGCAAAGAAAGCATATTTAAATATCGCCAAAGGTGGAACGAAATATCAAGAAGAAAAGCACTGCGTAATGCTATTAAAAATGTTTAATAGCAGCGGCTCAGTAGCAACTTTCTGCAAAGAAGTGAATATAGGTGACTCAACTTTTTGGGACTGGACAAGACGGCATAAAGTCTTTGATGACTGCCATAGATTAGCGGTTATGGTTGCTCACAGTAACTGGGAAGAGGAAGGCGAGATAAACAAAGACAACCCTGAGTTTAACGCTGACCACTGGAAGATAACAGGATCATCAAGATTCAATCTAGGTAAGTCAGCCAGAGTAAGGCTGGGCGTTGACTATAAATCAAACCCGCATCAAATGTTCCAGCACTTAATGAAGCAGGCTGCCGAAGGTGATTTCACAGCAACAGAGCTTAAGCTGTTAATGGAGTCGGTGGGCGCAGGCACAAGAGCATTCGAAACATTCAAACTTCAAAATGAATTAGACGAACTTAAAACTGACTTAGAGAAAATGGGAAGGCACAATGGCGACAATATCATCCCAATTGAGAGCACTAAGAAAACAAGTTAACATACCTTATATTATTAAGTACGTTGATAGATACATTCCCCCAGAAGAATGGGAAGATAAGGTAATTTACATACATATAACTGTTTAAGGAGAAGCTATGAGCTGGCTTAGTAAATTTGTAGATAACAACATCACGCACAGCAGCGAAAGACGTGAAGCAAGAGATAGAGCTGATAAGCAAATCGCAGAATATGACGCACTAAAAGCCGAGACTAAATCAAAAGCCGACCAGCTTGACAGAGAAAAGAAGTATGAAGCGAATAGAGTCAACGCGAGTAAAGTAAGAAGAATGCGAGGCGGCGCAAGAAAAACAGGATTCTTAAACGAATCAACTGATGATGGTAGAGCGGAATTAGCAGATAAATTAGGTTAAAAAATAGCGGAGTCTATAAGAATGTCGCAGGAAATTTTTGATAAAATAAGACGTAGATATAAATCAGCAAAAGCAAATGCAGACTTATGGTCTTCGCTGTTAGAGGCTTGTTACTTTCAAGCTGTACCCTTTAGAAATAGATTTTATAATTCAAATCAGCAGCAAGGTGAGGAGAAAAATGCTCGCCTGTATGACACAACGCTGCCTGAAGCCACAAAAACTTTTGTCTCTAAAATACAAGATGCAATGACGCCACCGCAAACGCAGTGGGGTTTCCTTGAAGTAGACAAAGAGTGGTTAAAAGAAGAGCTCGATGAAGCTGAAATATCAAAAGCTCAAGCAGACGTCGATACCTACATGAGGAACCTATTCAAATACATTCATTCATCTAACTTTGATGTATCAGTAAATGAAAGTTTCTTTGATTTAGCGATAAGCACAGCCTGCCTGGTAGTGAACCAATACACTGATGAGCAACCCTTACTATTCACTTCAATTCCAGCCGATAAGCTATGTATTGAAGAGTCTCTTAACGGAAAGGTTGAGAGTTGGTTTAGAACATGGGATGACATAAAGATTTCCGAGCTATCAACGCGATGGAAAAAAGCACAGCCCACCGAGCAGATGCTTCAATCGCTTAAAGATGATCCGGAATCAAAGATAAAGAAAGTATATGAGGGTGTATGCTACTACCCTAACGATAAAAAGAAATATATTTATGGGGTGTGGACTGATGATACTTATTTGTTTTTTGAGCCTTTAGAGTCGAACCCAGCCATTGTTTGGAGATTCCAGAAAACAAATAATGAAACGTGGGGGCGAGGACCTGTTATGGACGCGCTACCTAGTGCTAGGTCACTTCAAGAAATGGCAAGAATCGAATTAGCCAGCGCCAACTTAAACACATTTAGACCGTACATGGCCTCAAGTGACGGCGTGTTTAACCCGCACACATTCAAGTTGAGGCCGCTCTCTGTAATACCAATCGCCCCCGTTGGCGCTGGCGGAGTATTTCCATTAACGCCACTTCCTGACTCAAGCAACCCTCAGTTTGCGCAATTAACTATAGCCGACTTAAGGCAGCAAATTAGAACAGTTATGTATGCTGATGACCACGCAAATACTGATAGTGTTCAGCCGCAAACAGCTACTGAATTACTAATGAAGCAACAAAGTTTAGCTAAAAAAATTGGGCCTTTGTTTTCAAGACTTCAACACGAGTTCTTAGAGCCGTTGATTGAGCGGTGCTCCTATATTCTTCATAAATCAGGGCACCTCCCAAAGCCTATGATTGATGGGAGATTAGTTAAGTTTAAGTACCGCTCACCATTAGCGCTTGCAAAAGGCGTTGATGACATTGAGAAGCTAGGAAACTATATAAGGTTCTTACAAGGAACTATTGGTGAGGACGAAACTAAGATGGTTATAAACCAAGAAGAGCTTCCTTGGTTAGTGGCAGAGAATCTTCAAATCGACCCAAGATATATAAGCACACGGGACGAGGTGAAAGAAAAAGCACAGAAGCTATCAGACCAACAGCAGCAAATGATGGCAGCAGAGCAAGCGCAAGGGCAGCCGAGCGACCAAATGCCACCACCACCAGAAGGGCAATAAATGCAAAATAATGAATTTGGCGATGAGAACTATTTCGATGGCTACAACAAGAGTATTGAGAGCTTAAAAGATAAGCCTGAAACGGTGCAAATAGATAAGCTTTTATATGCTGTTTTTGAAACACCTAACGGCAAAGCTTTAATGAGCGAGCTTGAAAGACGATATGTTATCCCAGGCCTTGCAAGCAGGTCTTCAGCAAACTACAGCGAAGAGCTGATTTACTGTGAAGGCTTTAAAGAAGCGTTTAGATTTATGAAAACATGCATAACCTCGCATAAACAAAGAATAGCAGTGGAGACTGAAAGTAATGACTGATGAATTAATTGATAGCACCTCAGAAGCAGAAGATGCGCCAATCGAGACTCAAGAGCCAAGTTGGCACTGGGATGAGGGTGTCGCGGGAACGGGTGATAGACCTGACTACCTTGCTTCTAAATTCAAATCCGTTGCTGATGCTGCGAAAAGCTACAACCAACTTGAGAAGAAGTTAGGCTCAGCCCCAAAAGAGTATAGCTTTGATATTGCAAAAGACTGGCTAGACCCTGATTTCGAGCCATTAAAAGAAGCAGCGGCATTCGCTAAAGACAAGCATGTTTCTCAAGATGTTATTGATAATATTCTAGGTGCAGCAACACTATATATGCAGCAAGGACAGGTCGACACTAAGGCGGAGATTGAAAAACTTGGCCCGGATGGCGCAGAAAGAGCTGAGGTTTTAACAAACTGGGCTAAGTCTAATTTGTCTGAGAGCGCATTTAATACTGTAGTGAATACCTTTGATACCGCAGAAGCAATTAAAGCAATTGAGGAAATTAGATCAATTGCAATGGGGGAATCAACAATGGTACCGCCTGGTAATGATGCCGCTCAAAATTCACATGAAAGTATTGGTGATATCCAGCAAGAAATGATTGAAAACCTGGCTAAATATAAGTCTGACCCATCATACAGAAAGCAGCTGACTGCTAAGTTTGAAAGAGCTACTTCAGGGTTAAGAAAATAAATAGGCAATTTGAGTTGATTTATCACTAGGTAGGTTTAGAATATATACATAGGTTCTAAACCTAACTACATGGACAACTTGTCTTAGAGTCCGTTCTCGGTAAACTCATATTGATACAAGCCCTGTTAGCACTAAATTCATTTAACTAATAGGGGACAATTATGTCTATCTCATTGACAGCAGTACAACAAACAGAGTTTGACTCGCTTGTAAAAGCAGAATACCAATCTTCAGGATTCAAATTAAAAGATGCAATGCGCATGCGTTCAGATGTTACTGGCTCAGCAGTTGACTTCAGAAAAGTTGGCCAAATCATCGCTAATGCAGCAGCATATCAACAAACTGTAACCGCTCAAGACCCTGGTTATAGTAAAGCAACTGCAAATCTTCAAAAATATATGGCACCTGTATATGTTGATACCGTCCAAGAGTTAACAGTAAACTTTGACTCAAAAATGGAAAGTGCATTATTAGTATCTGATGCTATGGGCAGACGTTGTGACCAAATCAGTATTGACGCTATGACAGCAGACCCAGGTACAACCATCGCTAATGGCGGAACAAACTTCTCATATACTAAGTATCGTCAAATCCTTGAAAACTTTGATGATAACTCAGTCCCTATGGCTGAAAGATATGTTGCTATGAGCGCAAACAACTTTAGCTCATTATTAACAAATCAAGAGTTCACAAATATTGACTTCACATCAAACCGTGTACTTGATAATGCTATGGCTCAAAGATACTTAGGTTTTAACATTATTGTTATACCTAAAATGCTTGAGGGTGGCTTACCTAAAACAGGAAACATCCGTACAGCGTTTGCTTTCCATAAGATGGCTATTGGTAATGCGGTTGGTCATGACTTTAGAACTGAAATTAACTACGTTGCAGAAAAAGCATCTTATTTAGTGAACGGTATCTTTAGCATGGGTTCTATCGTAATTGATAATGAAGGCGTTATTGCCATAGCCTGTGACGAATCAGCTTAAGGAGTAATTTATGACATATAATGTAGATAATTTTTCAAGAGTAAGTGCTGGTGGTAACACAGGTGGTGTTACTGTAGATTCTGTTATTTATAACGCGCCTGCTATGTTTTCGTATCGAAGTGCCGGTGATGCTTCAGCTACTATTTCAGCAGCTAATTACTTTGCTGATGCTGTATATAGCTTAGCAGTTAGTGACTTAATTTTCTGCCAAGGCAGTGACACATTCCAAGTTTTAAGTGTTGCTACAATTGATAGAGAAGCAGGTACAATTACAACTTCAAGCACAGGTATTGCTACTTCAGTTGGCACAAGTAATATCGTTGCTGATGCTGTAACCAATGCTAAAATTGCTGATGATGCGGTTTCGCTAGAGAACTTAGACTCAGGTATTGCGCCAAGTCATATTGTTGTTTATGCGGGCCAACCTACAACAGCAGGCGGCGCAGCAGCAGAAGCAATTACTGTAACTGGCGCAGCAGCAACTGACCTTGCTTTTGTTGAAATGGTTGATAACGGAACAAACAATACTACTATCGTTAGTGCTGTAGTTACGTTGAATACATTAACCGTAACATTTAGTGCCAATCCAGGCGCTGATGCGGTAATCAACTATCAGTTATTAAGAGCGGCATCGTAATAAAATAAAGGAGTGGCTAATGAGCTTAACAAAAGTACAAGTAATCAGTAACAGTTTGGCGATACTTGGCCACTCCCCAATCATCACTTTAGATGATGGGGATGACCTGGTTGTATCGGCTGAGCAAGCCTATGACATGTTATTACCCTCGGTATTATCCCAAACAAGCTGGAGATTCGCGGTTCAGATACAGCAGCTATCTCAAACGACAGAGACGCTTCCTTCCTACGTGCCGTGGGAATATGTATACCTACTACCAGCAGACTTCATTAAAACTATACGAGTCTTTCCTCAGTCCTATGACTGGGAGATTTTTGAAAGCAGAAAAATATACGCTAATATCTCATCAGACTTTTACATGGAGTACGTCTTTCAGCCAGACGAGTCATATATACCTTTGTATTTTTGGCATTACTTTACTCATGAAATAGCAAGTTACTTAGCGCTAAGCAACGCACAAAAACCAGAATTTTATAACGCTATTGAGACAAAGAAAGCGATACTATTTAGCATGGCCGCAGCAGCTGACTCTCAAAATAGGCCGCAATCAAGCCAGGTGGACTTCCCAGTGCTGAGCTCAAGATATGTATCTGGTCTAGATAACAACGCAAGATAAGGATTATTGATGAGCCTCTCATTGTGGACGCAAGACAATTTCTCCAAGGGAGAACTATCTCCTTTGATGTATGCCAGAACTACGACTAAAGCTTATTTCGAAGGCGTCAAGACTGCCAAAAACGCCCTATCCTTTCCTCAGGGTGGATTAGGGAAAAGATTCGGGACAGAATATCTAGACGAAGTTGATTCATCGGTTACAAGTTCTGACGAAATATACTTTGATACCTTCCAGTATCTTGATGAGTGTGTTTACGTAATTCTAATTAGACCTGGCTATGCAGATATATATCTTGAAGGGTCTTTAAATGCCACCGTTACATTGTCAGACATTACAGCTGAAGATATATTTAACTTAGATGCCACTGTCCTTAAAGATAGGTACAGAATGACTATTGGTAGCGTAATACCTTTTGAGCTTATAAGAGGAAGTGCCACTGGTATAAACGTAACAAGCTTTGATGCTGGCGATGATACTATCACTTTAGCTTCAGGCTATGCAGCAGGCCTGATTTACCCCTGTGTTTTTACTGTGGATGTTCCGACAACAACGCCGGCAATCTCTATAGGAACAACCTATTTTTCTAAATGGATAACAACAACGACAGCACAACTATTTAAAACCGCCGAAGATGCCAAAGATAATGTTAATGCTTACGAAATCTCAGGCGCTGGCACTGGGGCAGTTTATACGCCCCTAATAAGTTGGGTTAAGTCAGATATATCCTTTCAAAATACACCTGTTTTTGATTTTCAAGATGGTGCGAGTAATGCGATAGGGGATGGGAATTACAATGCTATAAACTTTAAAGTGAACATTGTAGGCCCAGGCCCCGCAACCTTAACTTCCTCCGGGACAGGCTCAGGTATATTCACGACCGCATACGTAGGTGGCGCTTATATCCAAGGCCCTGGAGTTGCAAGAATCACAGGCTATACCAGCGCAAATATTCTTGTGATTGAGATAACCAAGGCGTTCGATGTTACATCCGTAGTGTCCGGAACTTTCGTTTATTTAGCAGAGCCCGCCTGGAGCACAACAAGAGGCTACCCCTTAAAGTGTTCATCATTCCAAAATAGAGCTGTGTTTGCTAATTCCTCAGGGCTACCAAATGGGTTATGGCTTTCTGCTATTAATGATTTTAATGAGTTTAGCGAAATCATTGTGGAAGATGAGGCGTCCATCGCCTACTATCCAACAAGTGGCGAACTTAATATTATTAAATACATAACGCCTTATCGAAGCTTAACTATCCAGACCAATAATGGTTTTTATTCAACACCTTTGGCAAGTGATACAGCTTTAACCCCAACGAACTTTTCATTAAATATTCAAGATTTAATTCCTGCGGGTGACGCAAAACCAGCCTCGATTGATAATCAGATTATTATTATCTCAGGTAATGACGCTTATTCAATGCTATGGGATGGCGTTAATAATTCCTATATTTCTAGGATGATTTCATCAATGAGCGAACAGGTGCTGACAAACCCAGTTAAGATGGCGCCTTTTGTTGATTTAGAGTCCCAAGGAAGTAGATATCTGATAGTTATCAATGAAGATGGTTCTGTTGCTATATATCAAACATTATTGGCTGAGGAAGTCTCAGGTTGGACGCCTGCTTACACAGAGCAGTCCTACGGAGAGGCTTATTTTAGGCATGTAGCTTCTAACTTTGATGGTAGAGCGTGGTTTGTTGTAGAGAGACAAATAGGTGAACTTGATGCTACAGGGGCAATAACCGCAATTAATTCTACAGGCGCTGATACGATAACGGGCACTGCACTAGGGCTGGTGATTGGAGATACAATTCAAGTTGCCTTTGAAACGACTGGGACACTACCAACAACGGTGCCTCAAATTGTAATTGATATACATTATTGGGCTACTGGGATTTCAGCTACTGAGTTTGCGATATATTCCAGTAAGGCAGATGCTATAGCTGATGTAGACAGGTATGTGATTTCCGCAATAGGAGCAACCTCAAGTGTTAATACATTTCCATTAGCAACTAAATTCTATATTGAAGAGCTTGATTTCGATTCTTATGTTGACTGCGCAAATAAATATGATGGAACTGCAATAAGTAGCATAACAAGCGTTCCTAGATTTAACGGGCAAGAAACAGTCTCAAATGGAGATGGTTATGGTTATGCCTCCGAGGGTTATAATGACAGCGTTTTTTATGAAGCGCACGGTGAAAGCTCAGAGGTTGAGGTGGTTCAAACTGGATTCCCAATTAATGTAGCAATACAACCTATGCCTTTGTCTATAGCTATGGGAAGTAATTCATCAACATCAAATATCGTTGAGCCTAAACATATTAGAAGCGCACAGTTTATGTTTAATAATACTATCGGCGGAGAGGTTAATGATATCCCTATTGCTTTGAAAACATTTTCTGAGACAGACTTTGGCCAACCACCCTCCGCAGCGACAGGTACTTTTCAGCTATCCTTAATGAAAGGGTGGAATGAATTTAAATATAACTCCATAAGTATCACGCATTCATCCGCTTTTGATATAAAGTTAATCGGAATATTTTACAAAATAGAGGTTTAAAATGGATCCACTTTCACTTTTTCTTATCTCAATGGGCGGCACTGTTCTTGATATATTCGGAAATAATGCTCAGCGCGACTTTAACCAAATAGCAGGAAGGTTAAATGACGCAGAATTAAGCACCAATATGGAGTTTATCGCAGCTAAAGCCAAAGATGAATCGCTCAACGAAATGATTGCGTTACGTCAAAACTTGAGTCATATGTCCGCAGTACAAAATGCCAGGGGTGCAAATGTTGGCGCTGGAAGTGCTCTTTTTGTTAGGCAAGAGTCTGAGCAGGTTGCTAAACGTGACGAGGATATGCGAGAGCTGAATATGAAGGCTGATATGCTTACTACTAAAGGTAAGTCTTTACAGTCTGGCTTGCAAACAACAGCAACTGATATGAAGCTTAAGTCTGATTTAACATCAAGAATATTTAACACTGCCTCGAGCGCTGCCTCAGGGTTTAGCTCTAAAAGCTTTACCCCTACCTCTGATAGTTCATCAAGCTTTTCAACGCCTAAATCACGCAGCGGGTTTGGCATGGAACCAGTTTAAAATTAGGAAATAAATAATGGCTACCGAAGATTTAGCACCACTTAATAGAACAACAGGTCTTGGCTCGGGGGTAGGCGTTACTGACTTCCATCAATCATTGAATGAGTTTGCATCAGAAGCTAATACGTTAGGCCAAATTGGCTCTAAGATTGCTCAAACAGCAGCTAATTCCTTTTCTGAAAAGATGGGGTATGAGTCAGGAGAAAACCCAACTGGCAACCTATTCCCTGCAATGACGGAAAGTGGCAAGCATTATGAGGCAGCTTATAAAGCCAGCGCTCAAGCATCTCTTGGTACAAAATTAAATAGCTTATTATCAGAAGGTCAGATTGAACTTGCTAAGCTACCCAAGTTAACGCCTGACGCTATACAGTCATTTAATGACAATATGCCAAAAGGGGCTCAGTCAATTTTTGACCTAGCACCAGATGACGTAAAAGTTTCTTTGAGAAAAAGCTTTGAAAACTCAATGACTCAGATTAACGGTAGCCTAAATACAAAAATGATATCTAGGCAAAGGAAAGCTGAGCACGATAACCAGATTGGGTCTGGGAATAGTGGCACATTAAATATTTATGACACTGCTATGTCGGGCGATATTTCCGGCGCAGCTGATGAGCTCCAATCATTAATGGAAAATAATCAGCGTAGCCTTGATGCTGGTCTGATAAGCCAAAAAGAACACGACGTAATTAATTCGCAAGCTTTATCGTCACTACACAAGGGGCAGTATAATAACCTGCTTAGTGTTGCTCAATCCCAAGGGAAAGAAGATGAGTTTCTTTCTGCCTTAGCTGAAAACAAGCCTAATGAGCTTAATTATCAGCAGTGGGAAGAGGTAAAGGGAAGTGTAATAAAGCAAAATAAAGCAGCCAGCTACTTAAGAAAAAGCGAACAGCAAGCTTTGATTGCCGCTTACAAAATCAAAGACGTTATAACGCCTGATAATGTGATAACGCTAAAAGATAAATTGACAGATACACAGTTTTACAAGTTCATGTATGACTATAAAGTCAAAAGCATTGGCAGGATTCAAAAAGAAGACTCAAGACAAAATACAATGAAAGTTTGGAGCGACAGCAAAGGGTTCTCGGCGCTTTCAAATAAAGAAAAGTCCGAAGGATTAGCCGCTACAACCAAAAGCATACAAAAAAATATGGTTGACCCTGAGTCGGGCGCTCCACTTTACTCTGAAGACCAAGCGGAAAGGGCGGCTGTTAAAGCAGCGGGCGGCCCTATACCCTCTTATGTTGATGGCGTTGAGGCGCAGATGCTCTCAGGAAATGGCGAGCAAATGACGATGGCTGTAGAAGCTTATGAGGATATAAATAGAAATCATCCTAATAATCTACCTTTATCTACCAGAGCCAAAGCTACCATGCTAGCGTTTACAGACAGGCTCCAAAAAACGGGTGAGTCAAATTTAGCAGCTCAGGAAGCAAGTCAAATAATTAGCAATAAAAGCAGTGAGCAATTAGAATTTGCAGCTAAAATGACGGCTGACTATGGCAAAACTAATTTCAAAACAAGCGCCATGGTAATGAAGTTTGCGAAAAATCTAAATGGCATCAATCTTAACGAGCTTCAGTCAGAATACGAATACGCTTATGAAGCAAAAAGACGGTTTAATGAGAACTTATCTCTGACAATGAGTGAATCCAGCGCCAAGAAGCTAACGCAAGAAGAAATGGCAAGCCTTTATGGGCATACAAATGTAAATGGCAAAAAACAGTTAGTAAAGTTCCCTATCGAACGCACTGTTAACATGCCAGAAACCAAATCATCTTCAGCTATTATTAATTCAGATATCGCAGCACAGTTAAAAGCTCAGTATGCAGAAACTAACCGACTCTATGATGAAATAGGCGAAAACGGACAGAGAAAATCTCCTTTTTATTTTAGAATAACCAATGAGCCAGATATTCAAGCCGCTATGGAAGCCTCTAAGAATTTAGAAAGCCTTGATTCATTAGACCCAGATGAAGGCAAATACTACTCCGAGCTAAAGAAAAACATGAAAGCGCTTAATGATTTTAACGACTTTAAGCAAATAGAATTAGAGCAAGTTTATCCTGATGGAACCTCATATAAGCATGTTATATCGGCTAAAGCCGGGCTATTAATGACCAAGAATGACGACCCATCAAATCCAACCATCCATGGGTACGACTTACTATCTACGCAAGAAGGCGGCGGAACTGGCCCTATTCACGGCTCTAACCAAGAAACAATAAATGGCTTTAAATATCACCCAAGCCAGGAAAGATTAGGTCAGGTATTTTTTGAGCTTAATAAACATCCTGAGCTTATCGGTGATTCAATTCAAGAAAAATTTGAAGAGTTCAGTAAATCTAATGATGCTAAGGAAGAATTCCTAAAAGACGCCACATTCTCTATGGTTGATCCATTTACAGCCATGGCAGTTAGAAATGAAGTTGAAGCTAGGGCCAAAGCAACGCCTTCGAAAGCAGCGACTAATGAAGAGAGTGCCGGGAAAACTGATAAATTTAACTTGGCATTAAAAGTTAAAGCTACTGCGCCGGAAGCTACAAAAGCATACTCCAAAGTAATAGAAAATAATACCAAATTGCTAGACAGCTATGGCATTAACAACGAGCGAAGGATGAATTATTTTGTCGCTCAAATAGCACATGAGAGTGATGGGTTCAGGGCTACCGTAGAAAAAATAAGTAATGACAAAGCCGAGGCAAAATATGGGAACAAATCCTCTATAGGCCGAAAGCTAGGGAATACTCAGCCAGGCGATGGCGCAAAATATAAAGGTCGTGGGTTAATTCAGCTAACTGGTAGGGGAAATTATAAGACTATTGGAGATATGATTGGCGTTGACCTAATTAATAACCCAGAAAAAGCAGAAAACCCATTAGTAGCGCTAAAAGTTGCGGCCGCATTTTGGGAGTCAAGAGGCTTGAATAAGCTTGCAGATGAAAAAAAATACACTGAGATAACTAGGTTAATTTCAGGCGGAAGCACAGGGCTACAACAAAGAAAAACTAGACTTGCTAGAATTGAAGGGGTTAAAAATGGCAGAAGATAAATTTGGGATTGATACTGACGAGATTATAGCTAACGCCACACCTCAAGAGCCTGCCTCAGAGTCAGTTCCGCCGCAGGTATCTCAAAGCTTAAAATCTATGAGCCCTGATGAGAAATCCTCCCCTTTAAAAGTACCTAAAAACATTGAGGCACCAGGATTTTTTGCTAATGCTGCCCATTCTTTTGCTGAAACCAGCGATGTAATGAATATAGGCAAGGGGATTTTCAGAGAGTTCGATCATCTTCAAGAAGAAACCCCTCCTGACTGGAGCCCAGTCCACGATAAGTTTGACCTATACAAAACGGTAGACCAAAAGTATTGGGGGCGATTAGCTAGCGCTACAGGACCAGAAGACCAGCAAAAGATATTAGATGCAGTCAGAGAAGATGAACATGATGATGAGTTTTACAATAACGGTTCATTTTCAAGTGCTTTATTTGGTGGGATTGCAGGAGGGTTATTAAGTCCCACAACACTACTTGCCTTTTCCTCGACAGTTAAATACGCAAATCTAGCAACACGAATTGGCTCAACACTTAAAGATAACGTGCCAAAAATTGCAGCGCTATCTCTTGAGCAAGAAACAGCAAAGCAGTTTGGTAACCAAAACTTAAACGCCTCACAGATTGCTTTTGATACGATGAGAGATACTCTTTTCGGAGCAACTTTAATAGCAGGTGGGGTTGGTCTTGGGAAAGGCTATGAAGGCATAAAAATGTATCGAAATAAGTTTTCATTGAATGCTTTTAACGAAGGGTTAACCTTAGAGCCAACCATTAAAGATGGCGTCTATACAGGAAAGGCAAAAGTCGTTCCGATACAAGGTCAAAATGTCGGTGCCGCCAAGGTCGATAAATGGCAAGAAGTTTATGATAACTCGCTTGTTCTTGAAGGTGCTTTTGCTGTACCTGTATTAGGTAAATTGCTAACTAAAGCAAATCCAGTGATACGCGGATTATCTCACCCGTTTGGCACAGTAAGATTATGGACAAACAAAATTGTTGAGCATTCATTGAATGTAGAAGGCGTTAAGAAAGGCATCCCTCAAGGCGCAAACGTCGAGCGTTTAATTCAAGATATCAGAGAGAAGTCTAAGCTCATGGATATTGATATTAAAGGCGCCTGGCAGAGCAGTCTTGGGATAGATAGCAGAACCCAAGGCGTTAGGGCAATTAAAACTTTCCAGCAAAAAATCAACTCAGATGGCTTTAAAACACTGGCTGAATTTAATCACGAAGTTAGGGGCGTCATTATAAATGGGGAGCTTTCTAACATAAAAGAAGTTAACGACATTGCTGAAAAAGTAAGAAAGCATGTCGATGCAACTTGGGAAAGGTTCCGTGATGCTATGGGCCTTCCAAAAGACTACCTATCACCAAGAACTGCGCGCGCCTATCTTATGAAAGTCTACGACAAAGAGGCCATATCTCAAAATGAAGAAGAATGGATTAAAGTTACCGCTGACTACCTGCTTAAAGCAGATGAGGCAATATCTACTCTTAACGCGCCAGTTGACACTGTAAAAGAAGAACTTAAACGACTTAAAGAGTTAAAGCTAAACAGTCGAGGAGATCAAGAGTCTTTAAAAAATCAAATAAAAATCCAGCAAGATAATTTAAAGATGCAGAAAAATATCCTAGAAAGAAAGCTAAGAGACAATGAAGAGCATGCAATTTACCTTGATAAAAGAAACGTTTTAACGACTGAAGATGTTAGAGATATAGATAACTTAAACTTACCCCAAGTAAAGCTTAATAAAGACCTTAATAAAGTCGATAAGCAAGTTAAACTTCTTCAAAAGAAAGTGTCAGAATATAAAGCAAAGCATGCTAAAACAGCTGGAGTTAACAAAACTGGTCCCGTAGCTACAGAAAAAGCAAGCGCCGTTAAAGCTGATTTACATATCGCTCAAAAAGAGCTGGAAAAAGCTAAAGAAGCACAAGATAAACTTCGCGGTGCTATAGAAGCCGAAAAAGTTAAGATTTCAATTGCCGCAAACGAGGGCAGCATCCCTAGACGCCTATATACTAAAAACAGCGACGGCATAATAAACTTGCTCAATGTTGCCGAAGACAAGCCAGTATTACGAAAGGTTTTTAATGACGACAATGAAAGATTGGCAGCAGCTAAAGCCTATGGAAACACAATCACTGGCCATACCGCAGAGCAAATAAGCCGCTCCCTACTTGCTAAACTAGTGCCAAGTATTGGTGAAAATCCAATTAAAGCAAGAACATTAATGATACCCGACTCGGTACATCATAAGGCTGGGTTCCTTTCATCAAATCTAGGTGGGGATATCGCTACCTATGATTTAGCACTGGGAAGAGTGTCATCAATGAACGAGGTTTTTGAAGGAATACATGACCAGAAACCAGCAGAATACTTTAGCTCATTGCTTATTGAAGAAAGAGAAATTAAAAGGCAAGCAGCTAGCAGGAAGTTTGAAGGCCAAGGACTCAAAAGCGAATATAAAAAGATTGATGATGAGCTAACAAGCGCTAAAAGCTTTATTAATAATTCATATAATATAGTTATGGGTAGAACTGGTGCCTCATTAACCGAGCAGAAAATGACTGCCATAGCTAGAAACTTTACAATATCTACCTTATTAGGGGCTGTCCCTCTAACCCAGGTCGCTGACCTTGGCGCACTGATACTAAAAAATGGGCCGTGGCGATTCATTAGAGACGCATTAGTCCCAACCCTTAAAGCCATGTCCTCAGGATTCCAAGGAGAATATGCAAGAGGTATGAAATTAGATGCCGCGCACGCTCACCTTGGCATGGAGCACTTACTTTCTGGCCATATGGATAAACATTTCAATCCTGACATAATTGGGGATACCTCTATTACAGGAAAGATAAACAGAGGCCTAAAGAAGACTGCCGAAGTTTCGGGGAATGTCTTTGGTACAACCTATATTGATAACCAGCTTCAAACACTATCGGCACATATGACTCAAGCTAAAATTATGGAGTTTATGTACAGCTTTCAAAAAGGAGCGCTGAGAAAAGTCGACAAAGAAACCATGCTTAGAAATGGAATCGACCCTAAAGAGTGGTCTAAACGATTTATTGATAATTTTGAGGCTAAGGGAGAAAAGAGCGCACTAGGCTCTTATAACTCTAAATGGTATGACTGGTCAGATATTAATGCTTCTAATCAGATGGGCGATGTTATTGGGCGAATGCTTCGAGAAACAATCCTAAAACGCGGGATACTTGATAACCCGTTTTTTAACAATAGCCCAGTTAAGAACCTTGCCCTGCTTTTCAAAGGATGGGTATTCACAGCAACATCAAGATATACACTGCCTTTATTGCAACATGGTGAAGTAAAAGATTTAATGAGTATATCCGCAGGTCTCGCTTTTGGGTCTTTAGTCGACCCATTAAGAAAGATGGCAAGAGGTGAATCCCCTGATTACGGAGGAGACGGGCAGTTCATGGCTGCGCTTGGTCACAGTGGAGCGCTGGGGTATATACACCCGGTTGTAGAAACCGCTAATGCGCTATTAAACGAAAAGTTTTATACCAGTGGAGATAAATACAAAATGCAACTAGCAGCAGGGTTAATTGCTGGGCCCGCAGGCTCCCAAGGCGTTGCTTTTGGTAAGGCAATAATTTCCTTGGTAAAAAATGACATTAACGAAGCGGATTTGAAAAGAACTGTTAAACTAATACCGTTATCTCAAGCCTGGTATCTGCGATATTTATCAGCTAAGTTTATTGAAGGACTAGGCCTTCCAGAGAAAAGCCAAAACTAAGGCAAAACATAGGGTAATTTAAATGAGCATAGTTATAAATGACATACTACCATTAGACCAGTTTACAGCCTCAGCAAGCCAAACTGTTTTTAGTGTAACCTGGACTGTAGATGAGACGACAGATGTTGTTGTTTATGCTAGAGCCTCAGGCACAGAATCCGATGATGCAACCGACATAGTAACAAGTGGGTACACAGTTACTTTGGTCGGCGGTACCGAGGCTGTTAGAGTCACTTTTGATTCAGGTAGAACCGTGGGAGATATCATAACAATCACTCGCGCTACACCAGCCACCAGAGATAATCTTTATATAAACACTAACTTTACCCCTTCAATGCTCAACGGTGACTTTAAGCGATTAGTCCTAATTGAACAGCAAAACCAAGTGCTTAAAGATGCGTTAGGGCCAAGGTACAATATATCATCTACCTTAAATGGTACTGTCGATACCATACTACCTATATTGGGTGCAGACCAAACCTGGGTTAAAAATACTGCCGATACTGCTATTGTGGCTTCAGATTTTCCTTCAGTAGGCGCAGCTCCTTTGGATGCAACATACCTACTTCAAATTGCTGATAGCGACCTCCCTAATGCTCAAGATATTGGCTCACTAACTAGTGGGATTTTAGTTGGAACCACTACTACAGGTGTTGTTCTTTCAAGAGAATTAACTGGAACTTCAGAACAGATAGATGTTACGTATGGCGACGGAATTAGCGGCGACCCAACGATTTCATTGACTGACAACTTAACAATGCCTGGCATCTCTCACTTCTACCCACCGCAAGGAACTACCGCTGAAAGGCCGGCGTCACCACTCGATGGGATGGTTAGATATAACACAACTTTAGGCGCGCTTGAAGTTTATGAGTCCAGTGCTTGGGACCCTTTAAGTGGCGGCGTAGTTGATACTGTGACAGGGACAACAAACCAAGTTGACGTTGATAGTACAGATGGGGCAAACCCTATTGTGTCTTTATCTTCAACAGCTGATATACCTGGGACCTTCACGATTCAAAGTACAACAGCAATTGACTCAATCATTGACGATGACACTATGGCCACAGCAAGCGCCACTAACGTTCCTACCGCTGAGTCTGTGGTAGCTTATGTTTCAACCGCAGCCGTAGCGGCAGGTGGAAGCACGACGCAGGTTCAATATAACAATGCTGGGACACTAGGTGGTGACTCTGGATTTACTACAGATGGCGCGGGAAGTTTAACTGTTACAGGTGATTTATCTGTTGATAATATTAATCTTGATGCTAATACAATTTCTATCACTGACACCAACGGCGACTTAAACCTAGCAGCTAATGGAACAGGCGACATTAAAACAAATGATTTCGATTTAATCTGCGGCGACCCAGGAACCGAAGCCAGTGGTATAAATATTAATGGAGTTACTTATGATTCGGTTTTTAAAGTAAGTAATATCGACGGAGGGAATGAAGCGCAATTTATTATGCATCGACACTCTACTACTTTACAGCCTTTATTAATTGGCTCAAGAAGTAATAGTGATGATACTAGCCATTCGCCCGTCACCTCAGGTCAGTCCTTGTTTTCAATATACGCCGCAGGCTGGACGGCATCACATTATGATTTATTTGGCGCCATTGATATATCCGTCGACACCACCGGCACAGTCAGTGCAACAAGCTCTCCAGGAAGAATGAGATTTCAAGTAACGCCTGAAAGTTCGAACACCCCTGTAACTTGGCTTACTGCTACTAACGATGGAAGCGCTGCTTTTGCCGGGGATGTTACGATTGGTTCAGGTTCTAGCACACTTTTATTAAATTCTAGCACCGCAATTGACGGCGTAATTGATGATGACACAATGGCTACAGCAAGCGCGACTAATGTCCCAACGGCTGAATCAGTTGTCTCATATGTAACGACTAGAACACCCACTTTAACTAATGGTCAGCTATGGATTGGTGATACAGGCAATGAAGCAACCGCGTCAACTTTAACCGCGGGAACAGGTGTTACTATTGTTAATACTGCCGGCACTATCACCCTCAGTAGTGTAGGTGGCGGGTACAGCTGGACTGAGGTTACAGGCACAACCCAAGCAATGTCCTCGAATAATGGATATATATTAAACAATGTTGCTCTTATCACTGCAACCCTGCCAGCTACAGCCTCGGTTGGAGACACGTTCATTCTACAAGGAAAAGGGGCTGGACTTTATAAAATAGCTCAAAACGCAAGCCAAACAATTCACTTTGGTTCTAGCGACACAACAACAGGAACAGGTGGGTCTCTAACAGCTACGAATCAGTATGACTCTATAGAGTTAATTTGTATCACCGAAAACTCTGACTTTGCTGTATTGACGGGTAGCCAGGGGTCGTACACAGTTGCTTAATAAAAATATCACAAGGATTAATTGTCATGGCCACAAATAATAGCATAAATCTTTCGCTTTCTGGGCAGACCGGTACGGGAAGTTTAGTCGGAAGTAATACTCCGACCCTAGTAGCCCCTTCGATTGGCGCTGCAACAGGAGCGAGCATTAACTTAGGCTCATCAACCACTATAGATGGCTTTATAGATGACGATACAATGGCAACTGCAAGCGCGACGACTGGCGCAACTAGTGAATCTATAAAGTCGTATGTGGATGCTAACACTGCTACGGCTTTGCAAAACTGGACCCCAGTCCCTAAAGGCTCATCAACCGCAGGAAGCCCTTCCGGCACATTTTCCGGGCAGTATTTAGAGACAGCAGGGCAAGTGTTTATCACGGGGAAAATAGTTTTTTCTGACCTAGATACTATGGCAGGAAATTTTCAAATAGGTGGCCTTCCTGTTACAGCTAGCACCTCGTCAACTCACAGGGCTGGCATAGTAGTATCATTTAGAAATAACTTTACTAATGATTACGTAATGTGTGGTTACACAAACGCGTCCGACACTATTGGTATACTAAGAGCCGATATAGATAATACCACTATAGGTATTGCTGACTTAAGCGCAACCTCCAATTTATATTTTTCAATGTGGTACATCAAAGCATAAGGAATAAACATGACAACTGAATTAAAATATGAGCTTTCCGAGTTCAATTTAAGTAAAAAAAATATGACCGTGCAAGTGCGGATAGATTGTGTTGTATATGAGGGGGGTGTCGAGGCTATGCGAAAGCAAAAATCTACACGTAGCTTTATGCCTGGGCGATATGATGAGATTTCTAACTTTGTAGGTGATATTGATATAGCTAAAGAAGTTGCTTATTTGCAATCTGTGTGGACAGACGAGGTTGTTGAAAAGTACACAGTCTTAAACACTGTAAATGACGAATGAATTAAGCAATAATTAGCATAATAAAAACTGGATGCGCCATTACTAAAAAAGGATGTATTTATGAATAAATTAAATTTAATTCGATGGATTACTATCATAGTTCTTTTTGTTGTCGGTTTCGGTGCGTTTCTCTATACTAAAAAACCAGATATCTTAAAATGAAAGAGCTTTTTCTGTTTGAAGCAAAAAGAGCATTACGTGTATTAGCACGAAATGGTTTTAGGCAGTAAACTAGTTGTACATTAAACGAAATAGAGTAAAAGGAAATTATTATGGCTATACAAGCAATAGCGCCACTTTTTTATATACCATTTGAAAAGCTTGAGCAGACGTTTACTTATTCAGGCGGATTTATTTCATCTATTACTTCCGAATATGAAGACGTTACTTACGTGCAAACATTTACTAATGATGGAACATACATCACAAACATTACCAAGTGGGTGGCGCAATGAGCTCAAATACAAATGACTCAACATCTATATCTGCCTCAGAGTTTTTAAAATGGCTCAAAGTCTTTAATATATCCTCTGGAGGCGGATCCGGAAGCGGAACGGTAAGCACAGGAACTGAAAACGAAGTTGCTATTTATGCAGCTAATGGGACAACAGTTAGCGGGTTAACTACTGCTAACGATGGCGTTCTAGTCACTTCGGGCGCTGGCGTCCCTAGTATAAGCTCAACGCTACCTGCAGGTATTTCAGCAACAAACATGAGCTTAACTACGCCTAACCTTGGAACGCCATCCGCAGGAACAATGACAAACGTTACCGGCCTACCCTTAACGACCGGCGTAACAGGCGTTCTTCCAGTCGCAAATGGCGGCACTAACCTATCGGCAACCACAGCCAATCAAATACTTTATAGTTCGGCTACTGATACATTGGCAGGATTAACCACTGCAAACGATGGTCTACTTGTAACCAGCGCCACAGGCGTTCCTAGCATCGGAAATGCTATTGGTGCGGACATTACGGTAAATTCAATATATTTCGGTGTTGGAAACTCAGGCACTGCAACTAATATTTGCGTCGGTACTTACTCAGGGGGTTCTGCTACTGGTACCAGGAACTTATTAATCGGAGATTCGTCAGGTATCGCCCTAACAACAGCAAATAATAACGTTGCAATTGGATCGAGTGCTTTACTTTCTGCAAATACTGGGTCAAACAATATGTCCATAGGGACTTACTCTCTAATAAATTTAACTACTGGCGTTGCCAATGTAGGGGTTGGTCATTCGTGTTTCCCTTCTTTAAATTCTGGGGGTGATAATATCGGATTTGGTCGAGAAGCGGGTACGGGAATTGGCGCAGACCAAGTGGCCTTAACAAGTGGGTCAAAAAATGTATTTATAGGATATCGAGCATCTTCGGATTCCGCTACATCGTCAGGAACAATTGCAATCGGTGCAACGTCATCCGCGGAATCATCGACGGGCGCAACATCGGGCGACGACGGTTCAGGCATTGCTATTGGGTCGTCCACTTTTCCTGTAGGATTTAGGGGTGATGGGTCTATTTACCCAAGCGCAGGAACCAGTGCAGGGTATTTACGTGTTAAAATTAATGGCACAAATTACAAAATATTACTAATGGCTGACGCTTAAGGAATTTAATTATGGTTGATATAGTTTTTGACGGGTCTGTCTCTCTCGCGACGGTTATTGCAACAAAAGTTGATGGGACAGAGGCATCAAACGCAGTAACGGCAAGCGGCGGTGCTGGTGTTATCACAACTTCAGCGCTAACCACTGCGGCTGGCGGCACTTACGCAATCACGTGGACCAACACACTGATTACTGCTACTTCAACAGCGGCTGTCACACTTCAAGGCGGAACAAATACAATAAAAAATATATCGTTTGAATTTATACCAGGAAGTGGATCAGCAACGCTAACTATACATAATAATCATGCTTCAAGTTCATTAGATGGCACGGTTCTTATTGGGTACACAATTTTCTAAAGGGGAATAAAATGTCATTTGTAAATGAAGAATTACCAGCAAGCATTAGTAAAATGTGCTGCCAAACAGGCAAGATTACGGTTGTTTATACTAATTTAGTTAAAGAAGATGGCGTTTCCATCCTTGCTCAGTCAAAAGAAGTAGAAATGGTTTTAGAAGGTATGGATGAATGCCTAGCTAAAATCGCAAAAGCAATTTCAAGAGCATAAACTAATAGGAATCATTATGAATTTAGAAAAATTAAAAGAGAAAATCGAAGAATTAGAAAAACGAAGAGAAGAAACAGCTCAATTACATCTTAAATTGTTAGGTGCTATTGAGGTTTTAGGTGCTTTAGCTAAAGAAGAACTTGAAGCTAAAGAAGATTAATTTGTATCCGGGGGCTAATATGAACATTAAAAATTTATTAAGTAAATCGATTATTACTATTGCGGTCGCCGGAGCAATTGGGTTTGGAGCTTTCTTTTTCACAGGAAAGCCAGACTCCCCTGTAGAGCAGACAGCCGAGGCAGTCCTTAGGGCTCACGGTATCGAAATAGACTTTTCTCCTGAGGGCGGCAAATAATGGCATGGGCCAAAACAGCGAAAGTATCAAAATTATATCCTGAAACGCTAACGCAAATCGCTATCGTTAAGTGGTTTAATCTTCAGTATCCACAACTGAAAGGACACTTAATTAAGATAGGGAATGGTGGTAAAAAGTCTGTGCAAGGGCACGTCCTTTCTAGGCGTATGGGCGAGATAGTGGGAGCATCAGACCTCTTTTTAGCCTACCCATCAAGTGGGTTTTGTGGGCTCTGGTTAGAGGTGAAGCCGGAAAAATTTAAAGCTAATAAAAGCAACTCAGCCCATATAAATCAGCAGCTTGATTTTATCGAAAGTATGCGCGAAGTCGGTTACGACGGTGAGATGGTGGTTGGGTCTAAAGAAGGTATTGAGGTTATTAAGTCGTATATGGCTAATTAGTATATAATGAAAAATCGGAATCATTGAGTAATATCTAATGTATGTTCAAATCCCCACTAGGGAAATAAAACTTTACCCTTATCAAGAAGAGATATTTAAAGCAGTCAATGGTGGTATGAATGCACTCATTGTGATTCATAGAAGAGCAGGCAAGGATGTTACATGTGTTCAACTTTGGCTAATGAGAGCACTGCAAAGAGTTGGGACTCATATATACCTTTTTCCTTTGGTTCGGCAGGCGAGGGAAGTTATATGGCAGGGCCTTATGTTTTCAGGGAAGTCATTCCTAAGCGTGATACCCAAGGAGCTTATAGCTAAAAAAAACGAAGCGCGAATGGAAATCACTCTCATTAACGGTTCTAGGATGGTCTTAGGTGGCAGCAATCTATTTGATGCTTGGATGGGGAGTAATCCTTGTACGATTATATATTCAGAGTTTGCGCTACATAATCCACAGGCTCGCCAATATTTAAATCCTATTTTAGTTCAAAACAAAGGCATTGAGATTATTCAATCAACCCCAAGGGGCCTTAATCACTTGTACGAATTGCTGCAAGTGGCCCAAGATAATCCTAAATACTTAACCAGGGTTTTATCGATTGACGATACCAGAGACAATAATGACGACCCAATTATTACAGCGGACATGATTGACGGCGCTAGAAAAATGGGTATGTCAGACGAGAAGATAAGACAAGAGTTTTACTGTGATTTCGAGGTGGGTAATGTGGGGTCGTATTTCACACTTCAAATGACAGATATGAAAAATGAAGGGCGAATGACTCGACTTCCAGTTAATCCAAACCTGCCTTTAAATACTGCCTGGGATTTAGGCGGAACAGATTCTACAGCATGTTGGGTTTTTCAGGTTGATGGGCAAAATATTAATTTACTTCAATTGATTGTCGGTAATGACCAAGGGCTTAAGTACTACCTTGACCAGGCCGAGAAAATAAGAGTTGGATATAACTGCCCATGGGGTCAGCACTTCATGCCACATGACGTTAAACAAAAACATCAAGGCTGGGAGCAGGCTGAATCCAGGTTAATGACAGCAAGAAGAGCAGGATGGTTCTTTACCGTCACTCCTAAGGTTGATATCGAGGATGGTATCGAGGCTATGAGATTTATTTTGCCTCGAGTCAGGATTAATATGCCGGATTGCGACCTTGGCGCGAGAGCGTTAAGGGAGTATCAGCGAGAATATGACGATGCCAATGCCTGCTTTAGGCAGAAGCCGCTTCATAACTGGGCCAGCCATATTGTTGATGCGTTTAGGTATTTAGCCTTAAATCATAAAAGACTTTACCAGGCACCCATGCCCATGACCAGCTACTCATACTCAGACTAATTACTTTCCTGAAAACTGTAGGCAGTCATTAGTCTCTATGCTTTTAAAGCAGCCTCTACACATAAGCTCAGTTACGCGCTTAGAAGACCCTGAAGTCGACCATGCGATAGGCATCCAGTCATGGTTATCACCCTTAGATACACACTCGGACAGAGTCGATTTACACCATACCTCTTCCTTATCTTTAATATGCTGCGCGTATTCTTCACTGTTCATTATTGCCACCTAAA